CTTGCCCAAGAAGGCGCGCCATACACGGAACTTATGGATACGCGCCAATACTGTTAATGACCATGCCCCTAGACCTCCAGTGGAGGCCCAGGGGTTTGGCCAAGTGCTCTTAGCACGCAAGCGAGCATTGTTACACACCCCTAAAGTGGTCCGCAAAGTTGAAGAGCCTCAAGAACCTACCAGGAAGATGCCTTGTCTGATACCACCCGTACCAGCTGCTCTTCCTGACTGTGGGTTACAAGTTAGGCCTTACGTTGCGGCGGTGTTGGATGTTGTTGGTCCGGAAGATGTTTCTACGCCGGGTGTTGCAGGCTTGCTACGCAAGCCTGGGGGGATTGCACGGTTCTCAGTTGACAACATGCCATCTGTTGACCTATCAGTATTTTAAATGCTGTTCAGGTATGACGCAGATGTTGCTGCTGAGGTTAGGCGACGGTGGGATGAGTATCGCTATGTGGCTGGCGATACTGTGAGCGATGGGGCGCTGATGGCGCGTAAGTTGCACGAGGCACAAAAGTTGGGGCTAGACGTTGAGATGACTAGTTGGATGCTGGCGCGGTTTGCTCTCGAGGAGCGCACGCCTTTGTTCTATACCACGGTCTACAACGCCTGCCTCAGCTTTACTCGTGGTAATCGCGAAGACTGGTCCAAGTATCTTGTAGCCCAACAGTCTTCTGCTATAACGCGGTATGTTATGGGCTCAGTGGAGTTCGGAGTGTCTTGTCTAAATCGCAGTCGACGCGCTGACGTCCGCGATTTTAACGCTGGCCTTGGAGGAGCCAGCGTCTCCGTCCGTCCCTGGTTTCTGCTCTTCTTTGCTTGTCTGGGTGGTTTGGTGTCCCTATATCAGCAGTTGGTCTTATCCCCGATTATCAAATTGGATGTGTTGGCGATTGCTCGCTAACTTATGCAGACGAAGTGTTGGAAGAACCCGCTGGTGTAAGCAACGTATCAGTCCTGTTGTTACCTCTACAGTATGCATGGAACGAGTCGCCCTCTCCAAACTTAGATCTGGGCGTATCCGAGGCGATTTGGTCGGAAGAGGGTGTGAGTGTACATTGCGAACACCCCTCCCCGGCCAGCTCACAAGAGATCGTTGTGGCACTCACTTTTGCAGAGTGTTACATCCTTCTTTCGTTGGTGCTTATGTACCTGAGATGCACTCTCAGTGCATACATAATGCTATTGTTGCTTTACTCGGTAGAGTCCTTAAGTGTACTCCTGAACCTCGCCGCAGTTCCATGGCGGCTTTGGAGCGAAACCTTAGTCGCTTTAATCTTGGCCGCCACTATCCAGTGTCGCGCCGGGAGTTCTTGAGCAAATACGCCGGCGTCCAACTCCGCAGGTACACCCGTGCTGCGGAGATGTGGACAGAAACTGTTGCTACCGGGTGTAGGAGAGCCACCGGATTTGTCAAAGCTGCACGTTTTGACCCTAATGCCAAAGTTGACGCTGATCCACGTATAGTCAACTTTCGATCGTACGAACAAGCTTACGCTCTGGGTCTGTATATACGACCCATTGAGCATGCATTTTTGGATCTTGCGCTTGACGATTGGTGGTGTTTCCAGTGGCCTTGGTTGGCCAAGGGAAGGAATCTGCAACAACGCGCAAGTGATATTTATCTTAACTGGGAGTCGGTCCCGGATTGCGTGTGTCTTTCCCTTGACGTGAGTCGTTATGAGGCCCATATTAGTCCTGAGTTGATGCGGCTGGAGCACAAGTTGTATGTGCGCACTTGTCCATCACCTGATCTTGTGCGATTGCTACGTGCTCAGATGCACACTAAAGGTTCAATGGAGTGTGGTCTTGAGTACAAGCTCACTGGGCGTAGGTTGAGTGGAGATATGAATACGGCGTGTGGTAACGCCATCCTTATGGTACTGATGCTCGGTACCATAATGGAGTCCGCTCCTTACCCATTTCGCATCTATGACGACGGTGATGACTGCCTACTGTTTGTACCTGCGTGCGTATCGAGTGAGTTACAGAGGAGCCTGGTGCAAGACTTCCTAGCATTTGGGATAACCTTAAAAGTTGAGCATATCGCC